GGGTTAAGCGGCGCCAGCGCCGGTGACCACGTCGCCAACAGTGCGTCCAATTGCAAAGCCAACACCACTGGTCTGTCCGTCTCCTTGGCTGGCATTGTCGTAGGCAATGGTCATTTCAATTGTGGCAGCTTCGTTGGTGCCATAATTCATGTCACCATAGTTGGCAGCTTTGAGGTAGCAACCATACAATTCCCATGTTTCCAACACCACTGGTGCTGCGGCTCCATTACCACCGTCTAAGATTTCAAATTTGGTTGTGAATTTGTAATCAATACCCGACGCAGCTGATGCCATTTCAAAAAAGTCCAGCTGTTTCTGCAACTGTTCGCCTACCAAACGGCTCACTGCACCCGAAGCATCATCCTTGACACTGCATGTGGTATCTGCCCATGAGTGACGTCCAGCCAACTTCAATGTTGAATTGTAAACTGGCAATGCAATCTCTTCAAAGGTCAGACTGGGACGAGCAAAACTTACCACTTGTTTGGTTAGTTCTGTGGTGGGTGTTGAAACACCAAAATTTTCAAACATCACTCTAAAGCGATATTTGAGTTTGGGCATCAACAAACCCTGACTTGGCGAGCTTTGATCGCTGGCCAAAGGTACTGTCATGCGCTGTAATGATGAAACTGCCATTTTAGATATCTCCTATGTGTTTATTTAGCTTGCGAATGATGTCAATTTTTACTGACACTTTCATCATGCTGCTGCTCCAGACAAGGCACCAGTGTTCTTGATACGCAAAGGAATGTAAATAAATTCCACTGCTTTCACTGGTTCTATGGCCACATCAACCCACAGCTCATTTCTGTCAATTCTGGCTGGTGTGTTGTTGCTGAGATCACAAACCACCAAGTAGTCATAAATGGCACGTTTGGCAATCAAGTCAATCATCAAACTGTTGATCAAGCCAGCAATTGAATTTCTAGTGATTTGATCATTGGGTTCGAACAAGAACAATTTGCCAACTTCTTCCAATCTTCCACGCAAGAATGCAATCAGGCGTGCCACGTTGATGCGGTCCAAGGCAGTGGTAGTAGTGGTTGAAGTTTTGTTACCAAAGTTTGTGATACCAATACCGGGAATAAAAGTAATGGGATTGACATTGCGTTCATACAGGATGTCTCGCACTGATTGTCCCACTGCTAACTGAACAAATTCGCCTGTTGTGGCATCAATGTAACCAATTGCAGTGGCATTGTCTACCACACCACGACGTGTGCCAGCAGGAGCCAACCATGGATAACTCACAGCATCACTACGCAGTATGGTACGAACCATCATGTGGCTGGGTGGTTGTACCACTGAGCTGCCGCCCAGATCAGTGGTGCGGCAGCTGGGATAAAATGTTGCAGCATAGTTACTGGTCAGGATATTGCCATCTTCGTTGGGCTGGCCCAATCCGTTGTTGTTGGTGGCCCACTCAACTAGACTGTTGCCATCAGGACCCAATCTCATGGGCGTGTCGCCCACAACAAACAGTGTGTTGGCACGTTCATTGCTGAGTGCAATCATGTTGGGTGTGAGTTCAGGGTACGCTGGTGTGGCCACAATATTGAACTGATTTTGTTCTTCCCTTGCAGCGGCGCTGGTATCAATACCTGATTTGAGTGCAGCAACAATGACTTGGCGCTGTGCTAATCTTCCGGCATACATGGCCCCATTGGCTTTGTTGCCGGACTGCGTGAGCCAGGTACTGGTCACTGTGACTGGAGACCAGTACAACGGACTCACATTAGGAACACGATTGGTATTAGAATTGGCTATAGAAATGTAGTTGATGTCCAGGTAAGTGACATAACTGCCAACACTGTATGTGGTTGTACTGGCCCAGTTACTGGGAGGATAGGTGGTACCGTTGAAATAGTTGCTTTGATAACTTTTGACATTGTAACCTGAACGACGAGTGTTCCACAACAACATGCCCTGTGGATACAGTGCAGGATCAGGAGCGTCAAGATCCAGGTAGTCGCTGGTCAACAAACTTATGATGGTGGGAACGGCATCTGCCACAGGATCTGTGGTTCCATTGGTGGCCCAACGTGCGTCCCCAAACCACACACCATTTTGTGTGACTTGATCTGTGGTATTGATCGCTACCCATTGTCCTACGCCGCTGACTGGTTGCCAACGATACATCACAGGATAGTTTTCAAGATCTGAACTGTCAATCCACAAATCTCCATATTGCAAAGGACTCAATGCTGCGTCTGTTTGAGTAGTAGGAGCTGTGGCAGCCACAATGGGCCCCGACGCATTGGTCAGTGAAAGATCAAATCCTCGCACATCATTGGTGACGTTTTGATATCCTTGCCAAAGGCCATTGTTTTGTATCATGATGTCCACATCGTCCACTGAACTGTAGTACCATGAACGACCGTTGACAGGATCTTGAAAAGGTGCATTGTCACTGGCTGTGTAGGTAAACAGCGGTTCGGTCACAAAATTACTCAGTACTATGGTTAGTAAACTGTTTCTTGATGGGCGACATTTGGGGGTGTTTGCTGTAAAACCAGCAGTGGTTATTGGAGTTCCTGTAGTATTGGTCAACTGAATGAATCCACCTTGTGAGTGAGTAAACACAATGTTGCCAGCAGTGTTCACGCTGGCCTGCACGTACGGCACACCAGCGGCGCTGACCGCTGCAATAAAAGCACTCACAGTAGTGCCCAAAATAACCGCTGTACCAGTGTTGTTTGTTGATGTGCCTGCTTGGCTGGCCGTAATGGTAAAACTATTGTTCAGCGCAAAAGTTGTTGGTATTGTGCTGCCGGTTACTACTGTTTGCCCAATGGCAATTTTTTCCAATATCTCAAAAGCAAAATTGGAGGCAGCTGGTGTTTCATATCCCAGTGCATTGTCGTTGGCAAAGGTAGTTCCCACCGGAATGTTTTTGCCACCACCAGTGGGATCAAGTGCAAATGTGGCGTCGGTTTCACCGTCGAATACTGGGCAATCTTGTGGTACCCAGACATCCAGTGCGCTGCTGTATTGTTTGACACTGAGATTCATGCCATTGTTGGCTGGACTTAGGTTGCTCCAAATTGATCCAGTGGGCCGAGGGCCAGTGTCAGTGGTTCTCCAACGTGGTGCTTGATAACTGTATCCTGTGAAATAACTAGGTGCCAAATAGCTAGTGGCTGTCATGCCCAGAGCTGTGAGCAGGGCAGCGCCGGCGTTGGGACCTGTTTGGATATTGACAATACCGCCACTGGCACTACTGCCATCGCTGCTGGCAGTGGAATTAGCATATATAGCCAATTTGCCGCTGACAGCGAGTGCGGTGACGCCTGTGATGTTGGCAGCCGTTATTACTGCTGCAAATCCGGTCACAGTGTTGGTTGCACTAACTGTGACCAACTGATCATTGATGTACATGTTGGCGCCAATGGTAAGACTTGAAGGACTGTTGGTTCCTTGCACTGTGGGCCAACTTGTTTTCCAAGCATCAGTGCCCACTTGCACCCATGTGTTATTGGTGTTTTTGTAATAGCCAGTATTGAATGTGCTAACAGCACTCACGGCATAATCACCAATGCTGCCTATTGTGGCCAGCGGAGTATAATCGTCACCAGCATCATCAACAACTTGGGTGGTGTCAGTGATCACCAGAGGTGTTTTTACTGTGAATGTTGCTGTGGCTTGATTCCATTCTTGTATGCCCCAGACGCTGCTGCTGGTATCCAGCCAAAATGCACCATTGGGTGCGTCACCTGTGGGGCGAACCAAGCTGGCAGTGAGCTCGGTCAAGTCAACATCGACACGTTGTACATACGCACGATTCGAAACTCCCAGCGCCGAATACGCAGCCAACAATCCATATTCGTTGAGTTCGTATCCGTTGATCGGAGTACCGGTTGTTGTGCTGTAGAAAAATGGCACACCAAATGTGGCTGTGAGATCACGTTGACTAGTGATCAAATAAGTTTTGTTGGCATTGGCCGCCAAGGTGCCTGCTGCCACTGTGATGCCGTCGCCAGAAACTTTGTTCTGTGCTGTGGCAATCAAAAAATAGGGTACTGTGTTGACAGAGGAAGGTATGTATTGACTCTCGTCGATAACTGTTACTTCTACGCCTGGGGATACTAATGCCATGGTTGATTCCTTTTAAAGTTATTGATATTTATTGGTATACCTAAAAAAAGCCAGTTTACTGCGCCCTTTGGCAAAGGTCCAGGCACTAAATACCATATGAGACCCATTTGTCAAGCCTGCAATCAGCGCCCTTGTGCTGTGAATTATATTCGAGAAGACATCACGCATTATCGCAGTAGATGCGAAACTTGCCAACGACGAGGTCGTGGCATCAAACCTAGAGAACCGCGCTGGAAATCCTCAGGTTACAAGAAAAAACCCACATGTGATCGATGTGGGTTTAGAGCAAGACTGGTCAGTCAGCTGCTGGTATATCATGTGGATGGTGATCTCAACAACACTGCTTTACGAAACTTGCGAACAATTTGTAGAAACTGTGTGGAAGAAATTGCTCGTACCGAAGTCACCTGGCGTCCCGGGGATCTTGAGCCAGACACATAACTTGTGTGTACAAGTCATCTAGTGTGCCGTTGTTGTCGATTATTGCATCAAACTCAGTGCCGACCCAGGCAGTTTCTGACGCATGAATTCCCAGTTGTTCTAACTGACGTCCACTCAATGCCCAGCTTGAATTGCCATTGGGTCCACGATTGCGGCTCACTGCGGCGTCGTACCATTCGGGTTCGGCACCACGCACCACACGCACCACACGCCCACCAGCTGCTTTGATGGCTGAAATTTCGTTGGGAAATCTACAATCACTTATCACAACATCATCTGTTGAATTGCGCAGTTTGTTTTCCAAGCTGGCAATCCAGATGTCATCGTGGAAACCTTTGCGGCACACTTCTGTGCCCCAGTTTTGCAAGATCCAACGCGGAGTCAGGTGTGGTATGCTCAGGCGGTCGGCCCACCACAGATCCACTTGTTCTCGCCATTCACGAGCTTGTTTGGTGCGGCCTTCCAGCATGGTTCTGTCCCAACCAAATACTGCACTCACCGCGTCTTTGAGTGTGTTGGCAAAACTTTCTCTACGAAAGTGATGCAAATTTACCAAGTAATCTGCAATGGTATCTTTTCCTGAACCAATGAATCCACAAATGCCAATGATCATGCCAGTTCCTTGATATTTAAATGTACCAGGGTTGTTTGCAGCATGTCAATCTGTCTGCGACAGTCCTCCAGCGCATGATGGCTGGTGGCAGGCCGGGGCAACCCTGGATACAAACTATATACCGTACGTGCATCACGGATCTTGTAATATTGCCAAGGTAAAGGTTTACCATAACTCTTGTAGGCATGCTCAAGTATGTTGGCATCGTATGTGGGGCCGTTCATCCAAATGCGATTGCATTTCCAACATAACCGGTGCAATTCGTCCAGTGCTTGATCTAGTGGTATACGTCCATCTTCTGCAAAGGCTTCGTCCTGTGCGGCTCCTTGCGTGGCCCACCAATTGATGGTGCCTTGTTCAATGGTACGTGTCTCCTGGCTTTCGAGATCCACTCGAGCATAATATTGTTGCTGGTAATAGCCCGAGCCAAGAGGATCAAACGCCTGTGCCGCAATGGTTAAGATTGTTGCTTCGGGACCTGTTGCTAACCCTTCAATATCGATCATAAGATCCAATTTGATTCTCCCAGTACTTGTGTACAAAGATTATAACACAATTTTAACAAAAAGTGTGAGCAGTTTAACCGATAACCCAGGTAAGTGGTTGCGAACCATCCACATACATTTTGAGTTGTTCAATAAGAGCATCCATTTGAGTCTGTGCTTCGGATTTCATAGCAGCGCCATTCAGTGTACCACCGCCTTGTGGTCCAGCTATGGTGCCAAATTTTTCACGTGCTTCGCCAATGATCATTTTGCAGTTGGCTACCATGTAGTCTCGGATCCATTGGCTTATCTGATAGTCACTCAAAAGATTGAATTCGGGTTTCAAATTGTAACTCCACAACAACACAGTTTCGCCTGAGCCCTTGGGATCACGAATCAGTTGCAGTTTCTTTGTCACAGGGTTGTATGTATAGGCCATGAATGCGCCAAACATGCGTCCGGCTAGTTCAATGTACTGACTGTAAAAATCGTATGTGGCCAAGCCACCTGCCACGTTGAAATTCATCAAGTACACATTAATACTTGCTTGTGCAAACGGATCAAAGTTTGATGCAAACGGTCCTGAGCTGTCGCCGAATGTTCGTCGAAACACCTGTCGCACACTTATGACTTCTTGAGGCAGTTCATAAATGTTAACGTCTTGTACCAACTGCATAAAGCTGTAGCTTTCTTCATAGGCATTGTTGGCTCGTTGGCGGTAAGTTCCAATGGTTTTTTGATAAGCCGCTTCGTAGTGTGAAGGATCTAATTCTAGGTCAATGATATCGCCGCCCAGTTGAAGCTTGACATATTCGATCAAGTTTTGCTTTAGTGTGGGCAGTGATTGCGGTTGCTGGTCTGGCATGTGGAACTCCAAGTCTCTGTATTTATTGTTTAGATTGTATCCAAGCCTGTAGTTTTCCAGCAATGAGATCATGTCCCAGTTGATTGGGATGTGCAATATTGGGGCGGATATACTGATTGTTTTCCACATTGATCAGATGTTCGCCATTGTGGTCGCTGGCGTCAAACCAGTCTGCTGCTGTTTGTTGGCCCTGTGCCCAAATTTTGTCAGTGTCAACTCCGGGCAGCCAGGTGGGGTAACGCACCCATCCCGAAAAGTAATAGTCGTCAAATCCTAGAGTTGCACACCATGCTTGTAGCGTACTCACTGTGGCACTGGACCTCATGACCTCATGCTCTCGGCGATGAAAATACATGTACAACTCTTTTATTTTGGAGTCTGCGGTTGACTCCCAGTTAAAAAATCGTGGAAAGTGAGCTGTCCTAGCAGGGTTGGTCAAAAAGAAAATAGCAGTGACTTGTTTTCTTTCATTATGGTGTTCTGCAATATAACTCTGCAATTGGTACAACATGTCTTCATTGCTTGCACCACCTGATCCGTAGTTGTAGAATTCATCATACTGCATTTGTTTGTGTAACAACTCACCGTAACGAAGACCACTGCCTAACTCTGCACCTTCGGGCCAACTGTCTCCCAGTGTGATCAATACCCGGCTCATTCAAATCCTGATGTTGCATTTGATTTTTTGCTCACAGCATAAATTTTTTTATGACCGTGGTTGATTGGACAGAATTTGCATTGCGGAATTGGATCATCAATATGCGCAATAAAATCTCGACCTCTTGTTTCAAATTCATCAACTGACAATGCTGGATAACTGTTCATTAGTTCACGATCGCTGTTGCTGATATCAAAAGAATACTGTTGGTCAAACTCAGGAAGCAGTGCCACTGGACCACATTTATACAGTCGACCACGTATGAAATGATAGCATTTGAACATGGCAAAACCGCAATGTTTGTGTGCTATTTCTGGATCATTATTGTGTACAGTGTATCGACCTTGTGCAGTTTTTTGAACTGCTGCTTTGTAAAAATCATCATATTCCCACACACCGATATGCATGCCATTTGAATCAACAAACGCATGATTTGCGCCGTTGGTTTTATCTGCGTCCTGGTCACGAGAGCAGTAACTGACTGTGCCTTGAAGAAACTTTCTTATTTCTGCAAAACACTTTTCTCGATCGTTTTCATTGTGCAAACTTACGCCTATCCAATTGTGGACCCAAGGATATACTGGGTCAGTAAATTTAATCAAACGATCATACAGTCCCGGGACTGAATTCAAGCGAGTGCCATTGGTCAATACTTGAACTGATTTACCCCACAAGCGGTTGATTCCATCCACCCAGTCCAACAGGCTGGGATTCAGCAAAGGCTCGCCACCAAGTATGGTAACACGCTGTAGTCTAACATGCCGAGCCCATTCAGTATATTGTGCCTGATGGTCGGCCCAATTTTGCCAACCTTTGAAATTGTGATCGTTGAATCGATTGCAATTTGAACAGGCCAAATTGCAGACATTGGTTATGTAAAATTCTATATTGGGTATAAAAACACGAGGATCACTAGGATCCTCGTCTGGTATTGTGTACATGTGCTTATTTACCAGGCCTTGAGTATGACCAAGTTCTCAGTTCCACGTCCGTTAAACGGAGTTTCTGTTGTGGATAGATCTTTGTAGATCTTACGTGCTGCCGGCTTGCCTGCGGCTTGCACGGCCTTCACAACATCTGCTGGCTTGCGCACAGTTTTTTGCATGGTCTCAATGGTGCTGAAGCCAATGATGCTGTTGCTTTTCACAGTGAATGCCTGTGTGTGGCTGTCGGCCACAAGATGAATCAACTTGCGCTTCTTGGTGTCGTACAACCAGGCTTCGGCTTTGTCCACAAGACTTGCGGCCGGCAAGCCTTTGAGCTTGAGCTCTGCAAATTCCATCATGACCTTGAATTTTGCGGCACGTTTCTCAGGTGGCACTGACTTGACCTTGCGTGGTTTGCGTTCTACTTTTTTAATCTGCACATACGCACCGCAGTCATTGACTACTGCTTCGCAGAACTTCACAAGATTACGCATTTGAATTTTGCTGAGGTGACTGTAGCCTTCGACCAATTGGGCATCCTTGCCTTCAATCACAGTTTCAAACTCTGCAAGTTTGTGCTTCCACAAGTTGGCAATGTCCGAAATCATCTGCGGTGCCACGTTCAGGCCGCGGATCACCATGATAGGCTTGTAGTCTGCTGACATCTTAGCACCGGCTGTGACAAACTCATCAAACATGCCATCCAGTTCACCAGCACATTCTGATACCTTTTCACGCAGGCGGTCCTGAATGTTGGGCTTGGCCACCGCAGGTGCAACTTCCGCTACCACAACTTCGGGTTCACGAGCAGTCAATATTTCTTGGATATAGCCTTCTAACCTGACTGTTTCTGTGTCTGTAAGTTCCAAGCCCACCATGCTCATGCGGCACAGCCATGCAGTGGTCAGTCTGACTGCTGAATCAGGCACGCCTTTCAATGCACGGACATCTGCTTTGCGTCCATTATGCTCTAAATAAGCCACCAGCATTTCACGTGCATCCTTTTTGCCATAAAAGTAATTGTACCATGAAAAGGCAGCACTGAGTTGGCTGGTTCGATCGTCTGTGGGTTGCACCCGCCAGGTGGGTTCGAGTCCTGTGTATTTGGTATCAGGACTGCGGGGGTTCAGTGGCTTGACAGCGGCTCGTGTGGCGTTCATGGGGGCTCCTGTAGGTTGTGTGTAATTATAGCAGAATGGCAATTGTTGGTCAATCCCAAAGCCCTTTCGGGCTCAGGGTCTTAGAACACATGCCCTTTAAATTGCTCATAATCATAAAATGCAACCAAAGTACTACCACGGAAAAACACTGTGACACCGCCCAAATCCTCGCGCACATCTGCCCCTGTAGTCTCTGCAATAAAGTCCATGGCACGAGTCTCAAGTGCTTCCATCAAGTCATCACCGGTAGCATTGTAACTGGCAAGAGCCTCTGCTTCATAGTTAATACTATAGTTTGGTGCTACACTGTTTATCATCTCATCATGCAAATTGGTAACTAAATCACTCATTGCCGGCTCCTTTGTTGTTAAGTCCTTATTATAACATTTTGGGCATTATTGGTCAACCAGACACAACTGCAAAATTCTGCTATAAATACACCATGCCAAGATTAAGTATGTACCGGCCTAACCGGACCCGAGATTATCAATTTTTAGACCGCACCATCAGCGAACAATACACAGTTGGCGGTCTTGATATCTATGCCCACAAATATTTAGGCCCTCAAACCGGAGGCCAGGATTCTACATTCTCAGGCAATTTTGATGCCACTCAGCCCATTTATGAAGATCAAAGCGCCTTAAACATCCAGGATTTGCTGTTGCTGGAGAATCGAGACAGAACCTATGATCCTGACATTTATGTCATGCGCGGTGTGTACAACACACAGGATGTGGATTTTGACCTAACACAATTTGGCCTGTTCCTCAACAACGACACCATATTCATGACGTTTCACTACAACGACATGATTGACACTTTTGGGCGCAAGCTCATGAATGGCGATGTGCTAGAAGTTACCAATTTGAGAGATTACAATCCGCTGAATTCAGCATTGCCTCGCAGTCTGCCTAAATACTATGTGGTGCAAGATGCTGATTTTGCAAGTGAAGGGTTTTCAGTAACCTGGTTACCACATTTGTGGAGAGTCAAAGCCACCCCCATGGCTGATTCACAAGAATTCAATCAGATTACCAACCGACCTTTTGTGGCCGAATATATTTGGGATCCGGGCGATTACTATCCAGCAGGGTCTGTGGTCAATTCAGGTGACATTTATTTCCGATCCATTCGTAACGTTCCGGCAGGCGTAGACATTACTGACTCGTCTTATTGGACTGCGTACACGCCGCCTACCATCAGCGACCTACAAGGTACCAGAGTCAAAGACACTCAAATCAATGATGCTATCCTGATACAGGCTGATTCTGACGTGCCACTCAGTGGTTACGATACCACACAATTTTACATCGTGCCCACGCGGGACGACGGACAACCTGCCAATCCTGCAACATTGACCAATCAAGACGGGGACACTGTGGATGGCACACAAGGTGGCATGAATGTGACTCCACGTGCTGATGGATACACAGCCGGTTATCTCACTGGTGATGGTGTTCCTCCCAATGGCCTGCCGGTCACTGCTGGGGTGCAATTTCCTGTGAATCCTGTGGCAGGGGACTATGCATTGAGATTGGATTACCTGCCCAACAGACTGTTTAGATACAATGGCCGAGCCTGGGTCAAGATCGAAGAAAAGGTACGCACTAATTTAAACAACGGTCCTGTGAACAATACTTTACGCAGTGGCTTTGTGAACAATACATACACTGTGCCTACCACAGACATGGGCAACATCCCCGGCAGACAAAGTCTCAGTGAAATACTCAGACCTCGAGCAGACAATGGTGATCAAAATGGCAACAAGCCGGCCAAGCCGTATCCGCCTACTTACCCAGGACAAAAGTCGAGTTAACTCATGCAACAATTTTTTTATGACGCCCAAATACGCCGATTTTTACTGCAATTCACCAGAATTTTTAGTAACTTTCAAATTGAATACGGTAATGAAACTGACGGTGTGAACAATGCTGCATTGCTACGTGTGCCTGTGCGCTAT